TTAATTTGGTCAAGTTCAAACTGTATGCGTTTTTGTTTATTGGTTAAATCTAGTATTTGACTATGAAAATATTGTTGTTCGTTTGTAAGCTCACTTACTTTGACCTCTTTATCATCAATCATTACAACTGGTTCTTGCGTAGCCATATTAAGAACCCAATATTTTTGTTACAGAAGTTGGCGTAACTTTTTTAGCTATATTTGCATCTAATGATGCTTTCATATTAGTTACTTCATCGCTACCTAATGCAGCTTCTACCCAAGCCTGTACATCGTTATTAGTAAGACTAGACCAATTTTTAAAACTAGATAGATCAGATGTATCTAATTCTTGTGCACCATAACAAGATGCTGTCCAATTATTACCATCACTGTCTTTATTAGTGTCGTCTGTAGCAGTTAATCTCCAATGCACATTATAAACCACATTTGATTTACCGCTTTTTGTAGGGTATGTATCACAAGTTTTACAATCCCAAGAATATGATATTGCCATATTATTCTCCTTTTAAAATATTAATTTCAGATTGTAAGGCATCAATCTGCTCTTGTTGTTCTTGTATAGCTTTTATAAGAGGTGTTACTAATTTACTGTAGTCCATTTGATAGTATTCATTTTCTTTATTTTGGCTTACAGCATTTGGAACTATTTCTATAACTTCTTGTGCTATTAAACCTTCATCAGATTTACCATCTGCTTTCCAATTATAAGCTACAGGATTTAGTTTATTAATAACTTCTAAACCTCTTGCTTCACCAGTTACATCTTTAAGTCTGCCATCTGAAGATGTATTAAATTGTGTAGATGAACCATTAGTTTGAATACTACCAACTGCACCATTTGCATTAGTAAAAAAATTATGTGTATGAGTAGAGGTTGTATCTGCTGAAGATTTCATTAAACCACCACGAATTTCTGAGCCACCTCCAGAATTACCAAAAGAAGTAACACCAATTAATAAATGACCACTACTATTAAATCTTGCTTTTTCAGTTAATGAGCCATTTGTCGCACTTTCAAATATAGGAAACGCACTACTAACTGCATCATCAGCGTTCCATGCTTCTGCACCTTCACTTCTAATTCTACCTGCTGTATCTATGACATTATTATCAGACCTTTCAGATTGGAAATTTACAGCAGAACCATAACCACCAGCTTGTGAATTTATTACATTTATACCAGTAGTATGTGCTGTTGTTGTTACTGTAACACTACTTGCATTATTTGCAGCTATGCCAGAATTAAAAGTAGCAAAACCTGCTGCTGACATATCAAATTGAACAGCAGAAATAAAAGAAGAGCCATCAATACCTTGTATTATAAAATCGCCATCAGCTACTATAGATTGAAAAAGTGCGTTGTTGCCATCTTTCTTAATTGTTGCGTAAGTTGTACCTGCATCTTGAAATCTTGTTTCACCATTATCATCAGCATCTAATCTTATATTACCTACTACATCAAGTATTAAATCGTTGCCATCAGAAGCAATAGTTCCAAATTTAGTATTATCTTGTCTAAATTCTACTAAATCTCCATCATCACTTGTACGATTTAAAAGTTGTACAGTATGACCACTTGATGTTCCAGTAAATGAATAATTGCTTGAGCCACTTCTTACTTCTGCTCCGACTGTACTAACTCCAGAACTGGTTTTACCAACTAATACTATTCCTCCACTATCAATACGGGCTTTTTCAGAACCATTTTGATAAAACATAAGATTATGTGATTTTAAATGTATATCCTCATGAGCAGAAAAACCTGTAGCTTGTGAAGATATTGTCAGTTCACTTGTTGAACCTTTTATTTCTAAAAGTGCATTAGTTCCATCATCACAATAAATATACTTGCTTGAATTACTAGCTTTTATGTCAAGCTGTGCAACACTTGGACTTCCACCAATCGCAACTCTATTGTTAAATTGTGCTGTTCCTGCATCTGACATATCAAGAGTAAGGGCAGTTATTTCACTAGAATTATCTATTCCATTAAAAATAATGTCTTTATCATTTATTGGATTTAAAATTAAAAAGTTATTACTACTGTCAACAAACCTGCCCCATTCTGTACCAGCGTGTTTTAATCTTATATCTGCACCATCAGTATCAAGAATAATGTCTCCACCCACATCTAAGGTTAAATCACCTGCATCAGAAATAGTAGAGCCATTTATAGTTATATCATCAACTGTAAGTGTTGAAAGAGTACCAAGGCTTGTTATATTTGTTTGTGCTGCTGTTGATAAAGTTCCTGCTACTTCTCCGCTAGAGCCGTAAATAACAGCTTTACTGTTTACAACTGTGTTAGCTGAAGAGCCGTCAAGTAAATTGATTTCAGCTGCTGTTGATGTGACAGTAGTGCCGTTTAAAGACAAAGCATCTGTTTCTAAAGAGCCATTAACATCCATGTTGCCTTCAAGATCTATATCACCATTTACGATTAGGTCATCTGTTACTGTTAAATCATCTTGTACTTTTAAATCTACGACAGAAAGACTAGCAAAAGCATCAACAACTGCTGCTCCTGAACCAGCTCCATCAGAATAAACTACTTTTACATCACCTGCTGGTATAGTTATGTTAGCACCACTACCTTGTGAAATAATTATATTTTGTGAGCCAGATGTTCCGTTTTCTATAAACCAAAGTTTTGATACTGTGTTTGGACCTATAGTAATAGTACAAGCACTATCAAGAGTACCTGTATATTTTAAATAAAGTGAACGCCCAGGATCAGTAGACCCGTCTGCTATTGTGGTTGTATGAGTATCGGCGTTAGTGGTTATCGCCTCTGTACCATAGCTAAAAGCCTCAGCTATTAATTCTAAATTTGTGTTTGTACTAGTCCCCCAAGTTCCTGCTTCGTCACCTGTGGCTATTTCTTTTAATCTTAAATCATTTACGTATGTTGCCATAATTCACCTATGCTGCTTCTTCCTCCCAATTAGTAGTTTGACTATCGTCAACCTCACTCCAGTTAGGTGTCTGACTATCGTCAACACCACTCCAGTTAGGAGTTTGACTATCGTCAACTAAGCCCCAAACTGTTACGTTTGGTATTCCTGCTGTTATTACCAACCCTTCTAGAATAACAACACTCTTACCAATTATACCTATTTCTCCGAGAGAAGAAACTCCTTCTACTCCAGATATAGAAACTACGTTCTGAGTTCTAGTAGTAACACTACCTAAACCAGATGTCATAGTAGACAAACTTGGTGACACATTAGCGTCTGCTACGGTGGTTAATGTACCTAAACTACCTGTACCAGATAAACCTGTTGTGAGTATAACACTACAATCACCAGATATACTAACAGAAACATTACCTAATGTAGCTGATACTGCAGGACAACCTACGTTAGCTGTACCTTTAGCTATTATAGTACCTAAAGCGGTAGTACCCTCTTGACCGCTAGGCGTAACGTTAGCCTCAGCTACCGTACTTACACTACCTAAAGCTGAGGTAGAACTTACACCAGTTAATGAGAAATTAGCGTCACCGCTTATAGCGGGTGTTCCTAAAGCTGATGTACCCGCTTGACCGCTAGGTATTACATTAGCTTCACCTACCGTTGAAACTGAACCTAAGGCTGAAGTAGAAGATAAACCAGTAATGGTAACTTCAGCTTTAGCTATGATTGTGGGAGTGCCTAATGCACTAGTAGAACTTAAACCTGATAAAGTAAGATTAGCTTCAGCTACTACACTTACTGAGCCTACGGCTGATGTTGCACTTAAACCAGTTAAGGTTACGGGTAGTTCACTACTCCACGCACCTTCCCCCCAAGTGCCTCGACCCCAGCCGTTTATTATAGCCATAATTTAGGCTATACGTATAATCGCCGTGCTTGCTGCTGCTGCGGGGAACTGTATAGTAAAGTCACCAGCTGTTGAAGTTTTATCTCCACCAAAGTCGATAGAAGCTACTGCTTTATTACTTTGTGAGCTGTTGTAAATTAAACAACCTCTAGCAGTAATGGTAGCTGTACCAAAAGTTAAATCAGAAAAGTCTGTAAAACCTGTAGTACCACTTGATGTAGGTGTCACTGCTGTTAAATTAGCACCGCCTGCAGTATAGTTAGTACCTGTAGCTTGACCTGTTGTAACGTAAGCTGTTGTGGTAGCACCTAATGTAGCTGAGCTAGTGTATAATGCTAATTTAAAAGTATGACCAGAACTGGCAGTAAAGTTGTGTGTAGCTGTCAGCAGTTCCTTTTTAAAACTAGTTACTAATGTTGATGATATCGCCATTATTTAATCTCCTTTAAAATATTAGCTAAATCTTTATTACCTTGTTTAATCAATGAGTTACTTATAGTACAATGTTCACTCTTGATCGCCTGTTTAATATGATATAGTATTGTTTCATAAATAGCAAGTTTATAAGCCTCAGCTTGTTGTCTGATATGTGGTGCTGCATTTTCTGATATACCACATATTCTAGCTGTAGCTCTTTCTGCCCAGTATTCAGGTGAGTGCCCTTTATTAGTTTCAGTGGCTACTGTTATTAAACCTAAACCACTTTCTGAATTATCTAACATTAATATCTTTTAGCCTCTGGTGGACCATCTATAACAGTTCTAATTTCAGTGATATTTTTAAGTTGTTCTTCTTTTAGTTTATCGTTATACCAAGATAATTTGACTTGTCTATATGTGCCTTCAGAATCTATGATTAATATATCTGGGTCATCAAGTCTGTGATAACCGTATATTCTTTCCTCTAAGGGTGAGTTAGTATCTAATAAACCTGAGCGTGGTGCTACATTAATAATCATACCAGCTTCTATACACTTAGCTAACCAAAACTCGCAACAACCTCTACCAGCCTCAGCAAAATGTATATTACCTTTATAACTAAAATCTATACCGAATAGATTTAATGATTTAACTTTATTATATAAAGCAAAAGCAAAAGCATACGGTACTGTATTATTTAAGTATGCACAATCAGTGGCTTGTGCTACTTCTTCTAAAGGATACAATACTGCAGATGGACATCTATCATCTAACTCACAAGTATAAATAGGGCAATCAGCTTTGGGTAGCCACCTACGCATTATACCTGTTTGAGTGCCTGCGTCATCAGTATCCATAAACCTACTTACAGGATCTAACATGAAGACTCTATCACATTTAGTGATAGCCCCCATACAATTTATTCCCCAAACTTCATCGTAAACGTTTGAGTGTATTAAACTTAGGTGAAAGTCTAATTGACTTTCGCCCATAGCGACTATGGCAATATTCTTGCCTTCTAATTCTTTTATTATCATGACTGGGGTGTTCTCCGTACTTCATCGTATCTGTTTTGGTCTCGGGTAGATTTACCCTCACCAAGATTTTTAAGTGAAGCTAAAGCCTCTTGAAATCTAGCCTCATAAACTGGTGTTGTTTCAAAAGTTTTCAAGTAAGTATTAGCTTCTACTAAACTACCGTAAAGCATAGCGTTTACTGCATTAGTAGAGAGCCAAGTACTACCTGTGGCTGTAGCGGTTAGCGAAGTTGGTCTATAAAAATAATGTAACTCAAAGTTATAATTTGAATCTGGTGTAGGGGCTAGTATAAAACTATTTTCATCAAACTCTGCGTAATATTTAGGTTGTGCTGTAGTTCCTTCAGCGGGAGTAAAATCACGTATAAATGATACATGTTTTAATTTTAACATGTGGTATTTATTACTTGAATCTATTACAGCTAAACTAAAAGGTGATAAAAAATCAGTAGGCATAGCTAAATAAGTATTACTAGCAGTGCCCGCACCTGTTACATTTTTTCTAAAAACATCAAGCTGTACGCTTTTTAATATACGCTCTTCTGCACTTTTTATAAAGTCTGGTAAATGTGTTACAAAACTTGACTCAGTGCTTTCAGCGTAATCCTGTATAGCTGTTTTTAGTGATGTTAAAGTCCAACTCATGGTATTATGTTACTATAGTTACGCTTCCTAGACTAGCCTCTAATGTTTGAAGATCAAAACTTGAGCCTATAGGATCATTATGACTTACATCCATTGAAGGTGCACTCATACCTAATGAATCTTTAGTATTTTCAGTTCTAACTATACCGTAACCTGTGGTTGGGGCTGGTTCTGTAGGTCTGGCTTGTCTTAAAGCTTCGGGGTCAACAGGTTGTAATATAGGTTCTAATTGTGGATGCTTAGGCTCAAAACATTCAGGACAAGTTTTTAAACCGTTCCACTCTTTTTTAAGTTCTGTGTATTTATAAACAAAACCACACCTGTCACACCTAGCTCTTGATTTTTTACCTGCAGCATAAGCCATTATTTTTTCTTCCTACTTTTTCTTATAGCCTCTTTACCTTTTTTAAATATACTGGCTACAAAAGTTTTACCCATTACCTTAGCTCTCTGTTCACCTACCGTAAGTATTTGTATTTTACGAGCAAAAGGTTTTTTGATCTTTTTTACTTTAGCTACTGTTTTTCTAGCATCCTCTGGTGTAGCGAACTTAATACTGACTGTATCCTTTGGATTTTCATCAGTGTATAATCTTCTACCACTACCTTTAGGTTTTTTACCTGTACCTACTTTAGGGTCTCTACCTTTTTTTCTTGGCACGTTTTTTTGAACCTCTTTTAGCAGCACTCATTTGAGCTTTGGTGGGTGCACCTTTAGCACCTTTTTTACGCATTTTTTCACCTGAACCTGCTTTGATTCTTTTACGTTTAGCGTGTATATTAGCCCATAAACCTTTCTTTTTATTTCTAGGCATTAATAACTACTCCTAGCTGGTGTTAACCTCAAAGAAACTCTAGGTGAGTCTTCATCTGCTGCTAATTTAAAATCTTGTTCATATTGTTGTTTCAATAAACCCACTCTCTCAGGGTTCTTTTTCATAGCTATATAATAAGCTAAACCGCTAGTTAAACACGGCATAAACCTTGAGGGTATCTCAGGATCTTCAGCTGAGGTGCTAACGTCATCTATACGTTGTACATTATAACTAATTAATTTATAAGTAGAAGCTGTATCTGGTGTTGGCCATAGCTTCACTACTGGACTAATTTGTCTATCTACAAAATACTGTGTAGGTCTACCTTTAGCGTCTTTATCAGGTATGTTTAAATACTCACTTCTACCGATACGTTCTATCTGTAAATCAGTATCATTACCTGAGTCAGTCTTTCTTATTACGGCACTTAATATATCTATATCATAACTATTAAAAGTATAGCTAGATGTACCAGCCGTCAGGTTAGTAGTTACCTGCTCTATAGTCCAGAGGTTTACCCCTCTGTTAGACCAGTCGGCGAACATTATATTTAATGAACGCCGAGCTGTTTCTGCGTCGTACCCAGTTCTAAGTTCTATACCTGCCAGTTCAAAAGCTTCTTCTATAGCGTCAGCTATACTTAATGAAAAAGTTTTAGTACCAGAGGTAGCCATTACTCATAATCCTTTATACAGTGTAGGACTATTAAATAAGTATCGCCTGAACTATGTCCAGTAGTTGTAAGTAATAAGTCTCCATTTTTACCAGAGCCTGCTGTATTTTGTAAACCACCAAAGGGTCCAAAATCTAAAATACCGTCAGCACTAGGGTTTAACTCCATACATAAAGTGTTACTAGTAGCATTCCAGAATAAACCTATTTTAGTAAAGCCTAGTATTGAATAATAAACTTTATTTAGTTTTACTCCTGTACACGCTGCTCCGTCACTTTTACGTGCTGTTAAACCGCTTACATCTACTTTAGCGACGGCACTTTCACCAGTACCGTCACTTACATTAGTCAGCTGAACTATAAAATCTTTATCACCATCTAAAATAGTTGTTGATGTTACTGCATCAGCCATAGTTTACCTCCCTTACGCGTCTGCGAATGGAGTAACCACAGTGCCAGAAGCTAGGTTAATACCTTCCACTGCATACTTGGCTGCACCTATAGCGGTTACTTTTATAACAGTACCAACTATGCCACCTTTAGTAGTACCGTTTAACGTGATAACGTCATTACTAGCACCTGAAAAGAATGTTTTACCTGCTGCATCACTTTTACCCATGTATAATCCACCAACGAACTTATCAGTTCCGTCAGTTTTAATATCTAAGTCTGTAGCTGCAGTTTCTATAACAAAAGTAAAAGTAGCACCTAAGTTATTTAACTGGTTAGGATCATCATCTCTGCCAGGAGCAGTAGCTACTATACTAGGTAAAGTAAACTTACCGTCAGCGTCATTACAAGTAAGAACCTTACCTGAGTGTGCGTCTACCGTTAAAGATGTGTCCGCAGTTAAACTAACTACGTTAGCATTACCTGCTGAAATAAAACCAGCTAAAGATTTAACTGGTCCTGAAAATGTCGATTTTGCCATATTAAGTCTCCTTAATTTATCTATCGTCTTGGCTTGTCTGCTAGGTCAGTCGATAGATTGTTATTATTCCTAGAACTTAATTCTAACTTAATTACCCCCAAAAAGAAAGGGAGCCGAAGCTCCCTAACTTAACGTTTATAATAAACGTCACCCCAAACATTATGCTCCTGGTGAACCGTAAATGCCTCTCCAATCACTAAATCCGAAAGAATATCTTTCTCTAGCTTTGTATCGTACATTTCCAGTTTCGAAGTCTCCTTCCATACCAGTTGACATTGGCGACCTTACGAAGTGTTTTAACCCGTTAGGAGCGTCAGTCTTAATGAAGAAAGCATCAGTATCTGTAAGATAATGATTTACAACGTAACCTTCTGGGAACATACCCATGTTTTTCATTGCGTTGATGTCATTATCAGAAGTATTAACTCTTCCTGGAGATTGTAATATTCTCTCAGCCACAAACTGTAGTTGTGGTGGAATAATTAATTTTCTTGCTTGTACATTTACTTTCAAGCCTCTTTCATCTTTATAAGCTGAAATATCAATTAAAGCATTTTCTAATGAAGTTTCATTCAAGTCAGCTGCAGTGCTTGGCTCATTTGCTTGATCGCCACCTGTTAAAGATGGGTGATCAGTTGTCATGAGAGGTTTACCGTCGCCTCCTGGGAAGGAAGTTGAGAAACCATTATTAAGTACATTTGCTGCTTTCACTTGCTTAGTATTAGCCATTGATCTAGCTAAAGCTCTTGTGTATCTTGAAGAAAGACTATCATAAAGATTATCTTCAATAGCCTCTTCTGTTAACGCAAACGCTAAAGCTACAGTCTCGTGGCTGTATCTAGCTGTGAAAGTTTCTTGAGCTGTGTCATAAGATACCGCAGCACCCTCACCTTTTACAGGAGCTTGCCCGAAACCTGATAACATAACTTCTTCTTCAAACGCTCTATCTGAATTTTCAGTATCAAAAATTTCAGCATGTTCGTTCTCGTATCTATCGTACTCAAGACCAAAAAGTGCATTTAGTCCTGGTTCGAGTTCTTTTACTAATTGAGCTCTATTAATTGCCATCTATATCACCTTTTAGTCGTTACCGAAAGTAGAAGCTGGGAATATGAAATAACCTCTAGCGTATTGACCAATGGAGTTTCCTGGAGTATCCACGAAAGCAACCTGTTTAGCAATACCACTATTAGTTGTAGTAGTCACACCTTCTTTAGAACGGTTGTTGTTAGTATCACCTGCAGTTGTAGAGATAGTATGAACTTTACCTACATCGGCTTGAGTTGGAGTACCTGTGTACTGTGCCTCATAAACAATGTTAGGGTCAGAATATACTAAAGCTTTAGCATCTGCAGAACCTAGCGTACTTGTGGCGCTTGGCCATTTTCTTGAGAAAATGATTTCACCATCTGTCGCTGTATATTCTACACCATAAAATACGCCTAGCGGTGCGTCTGTCGCCCCAGCTTGTAATACATATCCACTAGCAAGCTTCACTACATCGCCTGAAAAAATATCACCTGTAGCTCCACTTTGGATTGCAAACTCACTAGGTCTAATAGTACCGCCTGACATATGATACGCTGGTGTAAAACCATTTGGATCATTGACGTTAGCCATAATAAATCACCTTTTATAATATAAGTTTAAATACAGCGGATTTAACTTCCATCAAATCCACTACCTTTTCCAAAGGTAACTTGCGTTGTTCTATTAGGTTTACTAATAGGCATCGCATCGTTACTTTCTCGCATCAAATTATTGTCTACTGCCTCCATTTGAGCATTAGCCAAATTGGCATAATATTCTCTTCTTTGTTGAACAGTCTCCATGGGCATTTTTGCGAGTATCAAGCCACCAACTCCTATGACTCCAGCGTGTTTACCATCCTCGATAGTAGGTGCCTCAAACTCTGGATGTTCCTCAGCTCTCACTGGTTCCCATCCCTCACGTATACGTTTTGACATATTCGCTTGGTCTAATTGTCCTACCATTGATTCACGTAACCATCTGTAGACATAACCCTCTGGTGGGTTAGGTGCGTCTAATAATGACGGTGGGCTCCATGGTTTTCTACGAGCATTATTTTCTCGAGTAGATGCAGATCTAGGAGTTCGATCTGGTTCAGTAGTGTTGTTTTTATCTACCATTTTTTTCTCCTTTATTTAACATGCTTAGCATATTCTTCTAGTGGCACACCTAATCTTTTTGCTATCGCTACTTGACTCGGTGTGAGTTTTACTTTTCTACGTGACCTAGCTCTAGTGGTATTAGCACCTCTGCTTGAACCAGTTACAACTTCGTTCACGTTACCTTGTGAAGTGTTACCTAATTTATGAGGAAACGCTTCTTTTAACCTTTTATCTATTTCTGAATAATATTCATCAGATGTAGGGTCAAAACCTTCTTTCTCAACTAACTCTCTATGAAAAGCAAAAGCTGAAGTAGTCATGGCTATGTCGTCACCAAACCATTCGTTACGACTTGCCCACTCTTGAGCTTTAGGATCAGGTTGAGGAGTTAACGCAGGTTCAGGTAAAGGTTGGGGTTGCCCTTGACTTTGAACTGGTTGCTCTACAACTTCCTGCTCATCATTAGTCTGTCGAGACTGTACCCTAGAGAGAGACTCTTGTTCTACGGCATACTTAGCGACTTCCTTTTGAGCTTGTAGCATGGCATCTGTATCACCAGACTCATAAGCTTTTTTGTAGTCAGACTCTGCTGCCTTCAACTGAGTTTCTACTCTAGCTGAGTATTCATCATAAAGGTTTTTATCTGTTTTTGAAAGGGTGTTTTTAGTTTTATTTAATTCTTCTTGTATACCTTTAGCGTATTCAACTGCTGCTTGTTCTCTTCTTTCAGCTTCTCGAATCTTGTAGGTTAGTTTATTTATTCGTTTTTTAACACCGTCACTATAGTCTTCTATTTCTTCGTCAGATGATTCTTGTTTCTTATTTTCTATTGGTTCTTCTTCTACTACGGCTCCTTCAGAATCATCATCACCTTCTGGTTCAGGTAATTCTACTTCAGTAACCTCTTCATTATCTTCTACTTGTTGCATAGCTTCTTCTGCCATGTTTTTCTCCTTATGTGCGTGATTAATTAAGCTGATTGAATATCTTCAGGATTATCAATAACAGCTAGTATTTCATCATCGTTTAATAAACGCAGTTCACCACCCTCAATTTTGAGTCTAGCTCCTGCATACCTGCCAAATATCACCCAATCTCTAGGCTTACACCAAGCTCCATCAGGAAACTTAGATTCATCTTTATAAGCGTCGGGACCAAGCGATACTACAAAACCAACATTAGTAGATATACGTTCTTTTTCTAATGTTGACTCTGCTAATAAAATACCGCCCTTAGTTTTAGCTTTACGGCTAAAAGGTAGGATAAGCATTCTATAACCTGTGGGTTGAGGTAGTTTACTCTGTAACTCCTCATCACTATGTATTTCTTCGGGGGTGAAAGTTTTTTCTTCTACTTGTGCTTCAAGTTTTACGTCCTTGAATCTTTCTACTGTGTCAGGTATAGGTTGACCACCTTTACCAAAACTTGCGACTTCTTTAGTCATATTCTTCTTCCTTTTTGTGCAGGTCTCTAATACTGTGAATCGCAAACGACAGACCTGTTATTTCGCCTACGACTTTTTGATAACTTTCAAAGTTTTGTATATTACCTGCTGCTAGTGAATCTTTTAATTGTTCTTGCCGTTCCTCAAGTAATTTTAATAATTTATCCATTATGCCCAAACTTTAGTTTTAGTACCGCCATTATACTCTACTGCGTGACCTTCGTTAATAAGTTTTTGACAAATATCTTCACCTTCTATAGTATGTGGTATGCCTAATATTCTGCCGTATTTACCTTTACCTAGTGATTTAACCTGTAGTTTAGTACCACATAATTCTATTAAACGTTCCTTAGCTTTTAAACCTAAGGCTTTTTCTGCTAAATTACGGGTACGTGACTCAGGAGTATCTATACCAGCTAACCTAACTCTTTGTTTAGTTAAAGTTACGCTAAATCCTAAATCAATATCAACGTCTATAGTATCACCGTCTATTACCCTTACTAGGGTGCAGTTATAATAATAGGGGTCACTCATTAACAGCCCCAGTCTCTACGTGCCCAGTAGTTCGCTTTCATTCTATCGCTACCTAAACCTTTACTACGTGAGCAGTAAGCCTTTTTACGTTTGGGGTTATTTTTATGCATACCTAAATTTGCGTCCCCAAAAGTTATTTTTTTAACTTTACCTGTACTAGGGTTTTTAACAAAAACTACTTTACGTTTTTTACCGTAACCTGTTTCACCTTTACGTAAAGCTCTAGGTGTGTTTAGTTTTACAGTTTTGCCTTGATACTTAGCCATTATAACATTTTAGTTTTTTTACGCTTATTCTCCATAACAGCACCACAAGCTCTAGCTATAACCCCGCCCATATTCTTTTTAACTGGAGTTTGGCTATCTTTAGCCATAGCTTTTTCAATAGCTAAACCTCTAGCTTTTTCGTATGATGATAATCTGCCGTCTCTATTTAAATCAGCTTTACCACTGTTTTTTAATTTACGTTCTTGACTACTATTCATAACTCCACCTCCCATGGATTTTTTAGTTCTCTTTTTCTTTTTACCTAAAAGGTCAGCGTCAGCTTTACGTGCACCGCCTTTACCAGTAGCGAAACTTCTTACCCTACCACAGCCCCATGAGTGTGAGCTTTGTCCAGGTCTTGACCCTGAGCTGAAGTACGCCCCTTGACCTCTTTTATAAACTTTATTTAAAGTAGATACCGATTTACCACTACTTTTAGCGTATTTTTTAACACATGCTGGAGTAGCCATATTATTTTTTACTTTTCCTTTTTACCTTACGTTTATCTTTAGCTCTTGAGCGTTCTACCGCTTCATAGTCTTTTTTAGTCATTTTACCTGACTTATATTTTTTACGAGTACGCAAAATTTCCCTTTCTCTAGCTTTAGGGTTTTTAGCCCCTTTTAAATAAGCTTTAGGAACGCCTTTACGACTTTTACTAACTTTAGCAAATTTACGCTTACGTTTTACCGCAGGCATTACTCCTTACCGCTAGGACAGATATTATAATCTAACCCTTTAGTAGCAGCACCGCCTCCTTTAGCTTTACCTTTACCCATACCGAAGGTCTTTTTAAAAAGTATATCTCCTACGGTTACTGGTTTAGATAAATCAATTTTATTAGCTTTAGGCACTTTTACTTCTTTCATAATAGCTCCTTACTATTTCTTTTTCTTTTTGCCACGGTTCATCTTCTTTTTCTTAGCTGATTTACCGCCTCTTTTAAGCTTAACCATTTTACCACGGTTTTTCTTAATCATTCTTCCTGGCATACTTACTCTCCTTTAGTTTGTGTATCAGATGATCTGACATCTTTAAGTATATCATAAAATTCTTTACGCACATTACCCTCTTCTTTCATTTCTGCTGACTCACGCTGTTGTGCTATTTTCATTTCAGCTATAGCTTCTTGTGACTGTATACGTTGAGCGTCGACTTGAGCTCTAATCATATCACTTTCAGCTCTTTGTTGTATTTCAGCTTCTTTTAGTTTTACTATTGGGTCAACTTGTTCAAGCTCTTGTGCTCTGGCTAAGGCTTCCGCTTGACCAGTAACTACTTGTGTAGCTTGAGCTGCAGCAGTAGCTATCTGGTTCATAACTTCTGGTGGCATAGGTCCAGCCGACATATCTGGTAACGGTTGACCTAATACCTGCTCTATTTGTTGTTTATACTTCATAGCTTGATGCTCTTGTATGTTAGCCTGTATAGAAACCATAGCCCCTTGATTTTGTTGCATCATAGGGTTCTGTAAAAAGGCACTATGTGCTTGAATATACGCATCGTGGTTTTGAAACTCAAAAGCTTGTATAGGTTGATTAGTTAATGCTGCCTGTTGCTCACTTATTGGGTCACGTGGAGGCACTTCACTAGGCGGTGGTAGTATTAATTCTATGTTTTTTACCTCTAAAGCCTCATACATACGCTTATAAGCCTCTCTTAAGTCGTGAATATCGGGTGCAGCTTGTGCCATCTGTAGTTCTTGCTGTGCCAACATCACTCTTTGTGCCATACTAAAGATATTTGGGTCGCTAACGGGTAAAATATCTATTCTATTGTCAAAATCAGTAGCTTTTACCTCTCTAGTAGCTCCTGGCACGTCATATGGGTAAACTGGCGGTAAACTTTTACTAAAAATACCCGCTAAAAGCTTAAATTCTTTCTTTTGTGCGTAATGTAAGCGTTTATGTATAGCTGACATCACTTTTGTACCCCTTTCTAGCATAGCTACGGTAGTTCCTACGGGTAATTGTTGACTACCTATGTCACCAACCTGCATATCTGCGATAGAAGCGAACCTTCTACCTGAATCTATCAGTACACCTAGTAGTTGGCTCAGTACATTACTCGGTTCTTTATAGGGTAAAGGCATTAATGCGTCCCTAATCACCCCTCCTGGTACATCAACATCCCTAAATTCACCTGGACGGAGCGGTTCATCCTCGCCTTGTACTCTCATACCCCTAGCTTTGAAGCCTGCGGGTAAATTACTAAGAGTTCCAGCGTCTACTAACTGACGCAATATAGAAGTAGCTGACTTAGTTAGCCCACCAATCATGTGAATTAACCCGAAACCGTAAAAACCTAGTCCTGGAAGGAACTTATAGTGTACAAAATACTCTTTTTTACGGAATAATTCGTCACCTTCGTTCCAATTACGTCTTACTGAAAGGATTTTACCCTCATCTTCTAGTATAGTTACTACATAAGGCACACCAAAACCGAACTCATCTATGCCCTCTAGCTCTAAATCAACGTGAAACTCTAAAATATTGTACTCATCATAGTCGTTTATAGAAGGAGACATGCCTTGTAACTCGTCCATCTTCTCTTTAGCTTCGTTATATTCTATATCAGCACTAGGGTCAGTGACTTCTATGTTTAAATATGTACCGTTTAGTTGTGATTTTTTCAAATCATTACCCGTCATACTTATAACGTGGGTAAAACGGGGGCTACTTTCTAAGTCTGTAGTTTCATAGGAGACTACTAAGTCTTCAGCTTTCACTAAACGGCTAGTGGGTCTACCTAATAAATTGTCGTAATAAACTTTTTTAAATGCACTACCCGCTAAAGGTAGGTAAAACAGTAAACTGTCCATCTCTGGGTCATACTCTTTCATGACCTCAGTGATTTGATAGTTCATAAATTCTTTTACCCGCTGGTTTTGTGCTTGTACTTCAGGAGTTTCATTGCCCATTATTCTAGTTTTAACTGGTCCGCCTGAGGGTAGTAACTCCCTATAAGCTTGAGCTTGAAACTGGGTAACGGCTTCACTTAATAACGGATGATGTACACCCGTAGCACCAGGGAAAGGTTCTTCTCTTTCCTCCATTTTAATACCTAGTAAATCTAAACCTTTAGTAAAAGTGTCAAGCCAATCTTTACGTGACTCTTTGTCATTATCGTAAGCTGAAAGTAGCTCATCACTTAAAGTATTTAAATCAGCCTCATCAATTATTTCAGCTAGGTTCATTTGATGTTCAGTCATAACCATTGACATCTCTTCACCTATAGGGTTTACTTGACCCTCTGGTGTTATTTCAAAACTAGATGTAAGGTCGCCCTGAATATTCATTTCCTCAGGTAATTCAACTTCCATACCTAAGTCTGGTTGAGGGGCTTCTTCTGGTAAATCTTCTATTATTTCTAAATCAATTTCATCTGAAGGTTTATTTTCTATTGCCATAATTTTAATAATAACTTATTTTACGTTTATAGTATATCTCATCTTCTTCATAGTCGCTAGGTAGTTTTACGAAGCCACCTTGCCTGAATCTTAATAAAGCTTGTGTGGTTGAGTCAACTAGGTCATCATGATCACCCGCAGGAAAAGCAGCACACTCTTCAATGAGTTCATAAGAGTATTTAGTATCTGGTGCCCAAACCATACCTGACTCAAATAAAGGCGTACTAGCGTTGACTCTAGCTATTTTATCATTACCTTTACTAGGGGTAAAATTTTGTACGGGTATACCTAAGTTACGTAATTCTTGGGTTAAAGGTATACCAGTAGCTTTACTTTCTATAATCACTACGTCGGGTGCCCACTCATTATATTGTTCGTAAGCTACGGCTTTTAATTCAGGGAAGCTATATCTACCTTTAATACAGTCTAGTAAAATTATATGTGGTACGTTACCGTCATAAAACTCTTCACCTATTTTACCCTCAGGGTAAAACACCCCCCAAGTAGTTATAGCTGAGTAATCCGCCATTGAGCTTTTTAAAAAAGCGGTATCGTAACTTTGTATTAAATATTCACAGGCGGGTGGTTTATCGTGTGGCCATGTGTTCCACCACTCACGTTTTATAAGTGCTCCCTCTTCACTGGTAGGGTTCTGCATATACTGAGCGTGCCACTTTGGTCCGCCCCTTAAACTAGCCTTTACGCTTTCTAATTCTTCTAGTTTCCAGTACTCTGGCCATAAAGCTTTACCGCTAGGTAATATGGCTGGTAGTTCTATAACTTCCCACTGGTCAGCTTTAGGGTCACGGGCAGCATCTTTAAGTAACCTACCCGTAAGGTCGTTCACGTTCCAACGGGTCATAACTATTACTATGGCTCCTCCTGGCTGTAAACGTTGACGCGGTCCAGATGTATACCACTCATACGTGTCGTCCATGCTTTTAGGATTCATGGCATCTTGTTCACTGTGCGGGTCATCAATAATAAATAGGTCAGCACCCCTACCCGCTAATGCACCGCCCACACCAGCAGCATAATACTCACCTTTTAATTTAGGGTTAGCTTTATCTTGAGTTTCCCATTTACCTGCTGCTTTTGAGTCTGGGTTTATTAGTACATCAGGAAAAACTTTTTGAAAGTCTTCCGTTAACATTAAGTCCCTAATCTTACGCCCAAACTTTACTGCTAAGTCTGCGGTGTGAGTAGCTTGTAGTATTTTTAAACTGGGGTTACGCCCCACTAGGTAAGCGGGGAAGTAATGACTAGCAAACTCACTTTTAGTATGACGCGGAGGCATATTAATAATAAGCCTTTTTATTTTACCTTTAGCTATACGGTCAAAAGCATCAGCCATTTTTTTGTGATGGGCACCGCTAACAAACTGTGGCCACTGGCTTTTTACAAAGTTTAAAAAATTATCTTTACTAGCCTCAACGTTTTCTATTTCTTTTAAACGTTCAGTTAGTTCTAAGTGTTCTTTTAGTACGTCTTCTGGAAGATCGTTTAAATCATATTCCATATTTAAGGGTCATCAAAGGTTTAGTAACATGCCCCCCTTTATTTAACCGTAATACTTCAAAAGCTTCTTTTACTTGAGGGGTGAGCATTATTTTAAAATATTCGTTACCTAGTTCATCAGTAAACTCTACTGGGTTTAAAATTAACTTATAATCTTGTTCTATTTGTTTAAAACTTCTATCGTAATTTCTAGCGTATGAACTAGCACGGTTAAAGTGTTTACCGCCTCGTATGTTTTTAGCGTCAATATAATACATAGCTTCTGGGTTAGAATCATAAGGGGGATAAATATTTGAGCCAGGCAAATCCTTATCCACTCTTTCTGTAGTGTTAATTATTGAAACTACGTCATCACCGTCTTTTCTATTAGGTCTCATAGTGTCAATCATTTCACCTGCATCTTTTTCTTTGAACCCGCCTTTACCGTCAGGTTTTACGGTAGTGTTATAACGTACTCTATGGGCTGGTGACTCTTCAAAATATTTTAATTGATTAGGAGAAAGCACAACTGTACTATCTCCTGCAGTTTTTACTAAAGCTTTATCGTTTTTAGGTAGTAATACATAAGGTGAATCATTTTTTACAGCGGTCTGTATACCGAACTTAACGTTATCAGTAAACCAATCACCCGCTTCAGCTCTCGGTAGTTTTTTAACTGCGTCGTCATAATACTTACTACCTGCGTCAAAAAAGTCGTCGCCTAAAGCCTCACGTAAAGCGTTTTCTTTTTCTAAAGTGAACCTACCCTTTATTTCATCTATTTCATCAGCGAACCTTTCACCAGTTTCAAAGTAAGATTCATTTATTTGATATTCATTAAAAGCTTCTTGGTTTCTAGCTCTGATAAAAGTATCTACTTCGGCGTCTTGTCTAGCGAGTATATCGTCATACTTTAATAAAAAAGGTGCTAGAGTACGGTTTTCATCCATGGCTTTATAACCACCAGGACTAGCAAGTTTCATAGCTTTTAACGCACCTTCACCCTCAGTATATTGCTCATCTAAAATTGGAATAATTTCTTTAATACTACCGCCTTCTGCATCATCTAAATTTCTAGTAACTAATTTTGATTTATCACCAATCATTCTGTAAGGGTCGCTTTGTATCTCCTGTATTACAGTTACGTTTTTATCTTTACCTACGTCAGTTATCGTATATCTTTGATGAGTGTACCTTCCGCCAGTATCAGTAAGGTCAGCACTAGTACCTTTAGCTATACCTGGATGAATTGATTGTATAGTAGTTCCAGGGTTCTTAGGGTCTCTAGGTGACATATATCCGTCTTCATATTTTAATAAATCACCGCCGTAAAGCCTACCGTCATCATACATGTTAAAAGTACGTTCACCATATATTGATTTACTTCTGTCAGTTTTAAATACATCTGCGGGATTAAGTTCTTTTCTTAAAGCTGGGGTACTTAAATCAAAAAGACTAGGGTGGTTAGCCATTTTTATAAAAGACTGTTGAGTTTCTGGTGCACCTTTAGGGTAAAAAGCATGATGCTCTTGTAGTTTAGGTGAGTTACTAATAATATGTTCCATTAAAGCTCTAGGCGTAACAGTTTTATTATTAGCTATAAAATCTTCATCAACAAAACTTTTTATTTGTCTACTTACGTTATTATTCTTTTGACCTTTAGCTCCGCCCTCTACTCCGTAACGTTCCATAGCTTGGAAAATATTATTTATAGGTACGGCTTTATCTGGGTTTTTTCTATAGAACGGAGTATCAGCTAAAGCTACGGTACTAGTTAGTACTATATTATTAGTCTGTGATTTAGTTACATTAGGAGGAGCATACTTAGGAGTAAAAGCCGTATATCTTATATTATTTTCAATAACGGGGGCTACTGGTCCCTCAGGCGGGGGTCCACCCTCACCGCCACTTTTAGTTTTAGGTTTAGCGGGGGTATCTGTGCCCAACTTACCTAACTTACGTAACCCAAACAAACTAGCACCCTTTATTAAACTAGGTATTTCGCCCACACCAAATACTGAACTAGCAGCGGACAAACCACTTAAACCACCAAACAATCTAGCTTCACCTGAACCTTTATAAGGACTAGGCATAGTGGGTTTATTTAGTGGACCTTCCATGGGGTTATACCCTAGCATCATTAAGTCAACTTCATACTCTTCTGTAGGTCTACGCCCTGATTTTTCTAAAGCTTCAATTTCTTTAGTTTTAAAATAC